ATAAAAACAAGGAGACTTGGATGTGGTATTCAAGATCCAACACATTTACAGTTGAACCTGCAGCAAGTAATAATTTTACAGGTATTCATAATACAGCAGGTGTTTTTGATAAATAAAGAATACTTTAAAACTTTTAATGGCGGTAAAGGATTAGACCATTGGTCGCCTACCTCTTCTCAAAACTTTACTAGGTTTTTAATTAACTATTCTTTACCGCAAGAAGTTAGAAGATCATTTAAGATAAGATACAAAGCACCCTTTGGTAATCTTACAAATAACACAGCTCAAAGACTAAAATGTGAAGTATTATTTGAAGGAGATAAAAGAGTAAAACTTACAAACAAAAACTATGATGATGTCTTTAATCAAGAGCTAGAAAATATAAATAAGAATAGTGAACCAGTTGATGAGAAAGATAAGATAGCAAGAGAGGTTATGCTGGAAGCTGCTCATCAAACTATACAAAATATATTTAAAGTATTGAAAGAAATATTTGGTAATGAAAAGTTAGTAGCTGAAAGATATGTGGCTGCCAAACTAAAAGATATGATCCACGATATTATAGGTCGTATAGATTATGAGAGTAATAATGCAATCGGTGAAGCTAAAACAAAACCACCAAGTCTTAGAAAGAAAAAAGGTAGAGATGAATACTATCTTGCAACAACTCATTTACCAACCGAACCTGATCCTTTGCACGCAAGTCAGTTATCTTTTTATTATCATTGTACCAAAAGAAAACCATTTTTATTTTATGTGAATGAAAAAGATTATGTGATCTTTGATGATAGTCATGAAAGATTATCAAGAGATTATTTAGAAGAGCAATACAATCTTATGACTCAAAAGCTAATGGCTTGGGAACAGCTAATTATATTCTGTAAAGGTGATCTAAATAAACTATCACACTTTGCAGAACCACCAGAATTAAATCATCCTTTTTATTATAGGGATTTAATACAAGAACAAAAAGAAAATATAAAACAACTATGGGGGATAAACGCATGATAGTAAAAAACATATATCAAAAACTACACCAAGCATGTTTAAGTGCGGGTGGTGTAAAGAAAGGAGAGAAAGTAAAAGGTATGCACTTCAATCCTTTGCTGCATGATGCAGTACAAGAAGTTGCAACGCAAGCACTACTAGATGTAGGTTTGTATCCTACTTGTAATTATAAAACAGAATCACATCAAGATCATGTAATGATTACTTGTTTTATGACAGTACATAATATTGATAAACCGGGAGATAAAATAGAAATAAATGGTTGTAGTGCAATGGGTGGCTTAGATAAGTTTGGTACTGGTCAAGCCATGTCATACTCAAGAAAGTATGCTTTCTTAAATTTATTAAATTTAAAAACAGGTATTAAAGATGATGATGGATATGAAGCAAAGTCATTTGAAGAAGTAAAAAAGATTCCAAGTACAAATGGAAAAAAGAATATTAAGCTCGATATGGAAGAGCTTGATATGGGTAGAATAAAAGATGACATCCAAGTAATAGATGACATTTATGCTCTGAGAAAATGGAGAAAGGCTAACTCAGATTTATTCGACTCTAATAATAAGTCTCTACGAGAATACAGACAATTAACTGATTTGTATGAAACTCATGAGACAAAACTAAACCAAGGAGTAATAACAAATGGCTGATGATATATATATTAAGCTAGTAAGAAACGAGAAGAAGAACGCAGCAGAGCAACCTGATTGGGTTGGTCCGCCAAATGAGGAGTCTCCACCTGATAAAGATTGGAGAATTGGTGTCAAGATAGGAGATACTTGGCACAATCAAGCAGGCTGGGATGGTGAAGATGGTATGATTACTGTTAGACTTAGAGCAAATGACAAGTCTAAATCAGGATCATCCGGTGGTGGTACACCAAGTTTTGCACCAAAAAAAGATTATGCAAAACCTAGCTACTATGCTAAAAGATAATAGGTATTAGTTTATATACCTCTCGATGAGGTGGGGTTTTTATTTGGCATCCCTTTCTGCCTTCTTTAGTTGTTTTCCCTGCCTCATCACCTAACTATGACGACAATAGATTTATCAGATAAGATTTTAAAAAAGATCATGGAAGATCGGCAAGAGGATTATGGCGATTATAAGGAGAACTTTAGGCTGATCTCTGTAATCTTCAATGTTATACTGCACGACAAATTAAAAGATGATATAGAACCATACGAGGTAGGACAGCTCATGATGGGTTTAAAATTATATAGAGCCACACGAAAATACAAGGCAGATAACTATGATGACCTTGAGATATACTCAAAAATGGCGAAAGAACTGCATAAAATAAGTATAGACAAAAAGGATTAAATGACTAAATATATACGAATTAAATCTGGCGAAGCTAACTTCCAGTTAGTTGAAAGATTTGATGATATAGAGAAAGCTGCAAACCCCAACGCACAGGGTGAATATGTAGAATGTAAGATCGACAGTTTAAAAATAGATTTTACTAAAGTGAAAAAGGAGAAGGATGAAGAGCAACAGCAAGGTTCGTCAATATGACAAACTTAAAAAAGACTTTGAACTTATCTTGAAGCATGAAGATAGTGGTCAATGTCTTAAAACTTACAATGCTTTTAAAAGAATACCGAAGCATTGGAGTAAAATTGTCAAGATTGAAAACGCAGAAGCCAAAAGAGCTAACGCCTAATCGTTAGTTCAAATTAAAAAAAACAAAGAAAGGTCGTAGGGGATTAATGACTAAAAATATAAATGATGTGTTTGTAACACATATAAAATATCTTAATCAAAACGAATTTATTTACGAAGTAAAATCATCTTATGATTTGTTAAGCGAAGATAGAAAAAAAATTTATAGACTTGGTTTTATAAATGGAGCTAAAGAGATGATGGAAAGAAAGAGGCATGTCAAACTAGCACCACCGAATAAAAAAGTTGTAGGCTTCGCTTTTAAAACACCCAAACCATCTGATGTGCAATCAGTTATAAATAAAGTTTGTATTCACTTTGAGGTTCACAAAGAAACACTAATGGGTAAGTCAAGAACATCAAGCATAGTCAGAGCTAGAAATGTAATACATAATTTATTGTTTGAAAAATATAACATGAATCTTTCAGAAATTGGTAGATACTTTGGACAAGATCACACCACAGTTTTACATTCAATAGAGATGAAACGAGATCAAAGAAGATTTTGGTCCACAGAAAAAACTTTATGGCAAGAGTACGAAAAAATAAAAGAAACTATATCAGAAACTATTAGAGAATAATAGTTAATGCACAAGTGTTCTAAATGCAAAAAGGATGCGGTTATCGTAGAGAACAAAATATATTATTGTGCTGTCTGTTATTTAATTATTAAAAGAATAGTTACTTCTTAAATTAAGAAAACTGTCTAAATCTTCTTACCTTTGCAGCAATAGATTTAGGTTGTTTACTGTGTTGTTTACCTTTTCTTTTAGCTCTTCTTTTAGCAGCAGTAGTTCTTGCATACTCAGATGCAGATAAACTTTTAATTGCTGCACTTGGTAAGTATCTCTCACCAGTTACACTAGATTTTTTACCAGACTTAGTTCGCCATTTCTGGCGACCCCAAGCCTTTAAACTTCTTTGTGATTTAGCAAGTGCCATTATCTGTATCCACCACCTGCAGCTTTATATCTTTTAGCTAACAACTGTGCCTTTCTTGCGGACCATTTACCAGCAGCAGTACCTTGAACATTAGATGATTTTATTCTTTGGAATAATCTTTTTCTTAGTCCCGGCTTAGTATAGTTGCCTGCTTTATTAACTGTACTTTTTCTTTTTGCCATTTTTTTTCTTACTCATTTTAAGTTTTCTAAAATCAGCAGCATCTATTTTATTTGGATTACCAGCAACTCTAGCAATTTTCATTTGTTTCTTTGTAAGTTTTTTTCCCGGCATTAGTATTTACCTTTCGTGTAGCTGAACTTCTTTTTTCCTACCATCGGCATATTGTTTCTCCTTTAGTTTGCGTTCACAATAATTATCAAAACAACTTCCATCACGACCATCGTGGCAAAAGTATTTCTTACTTGCAGTTATAATCCATCCACCTTCATTACTCAATAGTTCTTTACTGCACTCTTCACATATTCCACAAAGCCTAACTACTTCTTTTTTCTTCCAAGTCTTACGCTTCAACTAGCATCTCCATCTTCTTCTTGCTTGTCTTAGTCTTGAGTTGGGGTTTTTAGCGGCTTTTGGAAATCGTTTCATTTGACCTGCTGATCTTGCACAATAAGATTTTCTTCTTGCTTTCTCTCGTGCAGTTAGTCCACTCTTTTTAGTTACAGCAGTTTTAAGTTTTGATCCGGGATTTTCTCTTCGGTATCTTGCAACACCAGCTTTGGTCATACCCGCACCAGACTTTGTGGACCTAAAATACTTTTTAGTTTTTGGTGGTTGTTTATCTCTTTTTCTCATTATTCTAATATTAGTTTTTTAATTGATTTACTTCCATCAATATTTAATTCTGTTTCTGCTTTAGATTTTATACATTGATGTTTGATACTTGATCCTGTTTCTGATCTTTCAGCATACCTCTTACCTTTTAAGCACTCACTCATAGATGATTGTATTCTATGTTCTTTGATCTCATTGTTTACTATCATTAATAAAGCTACTACTGTTTCAATCATTAGTGTGTACCATTAGTATATTTCATTTCTCTGTTTTGATCTTTTAATTGTTCAATATCCTCAAGTGCTTTGTCTAACATTTTTTCAATGTGTTGTAACATAACTTGATTGTGTATGTTCTTATCTAAAAGCTCTTGATGTTTTTCTACTGTCTCGTATAAATCTTCTAGTAAAAGAAATTGTTCCTTGTCCACAGTAGTTTGTTCACTAGCTTTTAATAAATCAGCGTTCATCAATTCACGACTTGTCTCAAGTGAAGTGAGTCTGGCAGTGATTTCAGTGTAAGCAAAAATACCCATAGCCACAGCTATAATAATACCAACCATGTTTTTGATTGGCATGGCTACATTGGTATTTTCGTTTAGCTTCATTACCAGATAATTGCAACTATGATCGCAGCTATAACAATACCAGCAACCACCTTATGATCGGTCCAGTAATGTTTTATTGTTTCAATAATCTTTTCCATAACATAACCTCCAAGTTTGATATATCATTTTCCTTGCGAATTGTAAGCCTTAAAAGAACGCTTTTTATGCTTGTTCATGCTACTCATTTTAGGTCTACGACCTATGCTAGTTTTTTTTGGTATTCTTTCGTGTTCTAGCTTTTCGAGATTGAACTTTTTTTTTGCCATAACCTTGCTGTGATAAGTGTGTTACTTTTTTACTGTATTGTTGTACGAATATTTTTTTAACCATATCTCTTTCTGTGTTAATCCTTGTTCATCTTCTTTAAATTTTAATCTATGATCTATTTTATCTATATCTATTTCTTCAACTAAAGCATATCTATAAATTTTATTTTCAGAGTTTTGCCATTGAAAATGTAATAGATATTTAGTTTGATAATAATTACTTAGTAAAGCAGGATCAAATGCTGCTATGGTCATTTCTTACCTTTGAATATCTGTGTACCTTTTATACCATAGATACTCGCTACTACAAGAATCCACAAATTAGTGAACCAGCTCGGCAGTTGTTGGAACTGTTCAAAGAACTCTTTTATTTTTTGAGATGCGTTTGGGTCATCTGAAAATACACCCCAAGCGATTACCAATATTGGCAAAGTTAAAATTACCAAAACTGCCTCGTCTTTCCAATCCGATTGCCTAGCTTCTAAAAGTTTACCACTATACTCAAGCTCACCACTAGCCATCTTCTCTGCGTGTTTAGCTTGTGCGTTTGCCATCATCATTTTAGTTTCTTGTTTCTTTTTATAGATATGACTACCAGCGTTGATAGCCAATTTAATTGCACTAAACCACATTATCCTGTTACCTTCCCATCTTTCCACTTCATATCTGGCAAGCCATTTTCAAACTTCTTACCATCATAAGTTAAGACTTGTTTCCTGTTCGATCCTTTTTCATTGTAACTAACATGAACCCAACCACCTGCGGGGTCGTCAGGATTGTAGAACTCGAGGATCAGTTGATCGAAGTCTACATTGTTTTCTAACCAATAGGCTACTTGTATGTTAGGAACTCCTGCTATCTCAAAGTCTACCGCTTGACCTTTAGCATGCTGTGAAGTTTTCTTTGAGCCGATTGCTTCACATAACTCTTCTGATCTATAACCAGAGGTTACAGTTACTGGCTTTTCAAACTTAGCTCGTACTGGTTCTAGTATTTCATAGCAAACATTCTCAAGGTTCTTAATATCACCAGCTCCCGGTGTATTGTCTATACCTTTACGAGTTGCGGTCATTGACTTTGTAAATTCTTCTAGTTTAAAATGTTTAGATAGTTGCATAAATAATTTTTACCTTTAGTTTCTTTTGTTCTTTAGTTGCGTGTCTACGAATAAGACTTCCTGTACTATTTCTTTTATATCCATCTTTAGGAACATAATCTTGTTTTCTATAATTTTTTGATTTAACATCATACGCAGTATACTCACCTGTTGTCATATTTAAAGTAACAATATCTACTGGTCCAAGTCCTCCCAATGGTGTAAACACAAGTATATTGGGGTCTTTTGCAAAGTCAAGTTGTGCTGCAAGCTCATTTATAAGTCCAGCAACTGCTTTCTTTCTTCTAGCCATCCCATTTTAAAAAACCTACTATTGCTGCAACTAACCCTGCTAAAAATATTAATACATTGACAGCACCCTTTCCTTTATTCATATCTTTTCTTAGTTCTTTTATATCTGATCTCATTTCATCTATTGCTTTGAATAATGTTTTCATTCTCTCTGCACAGATAGCTTCGTGTTTAGATATTCTATGACCTAATGATGCTTGTACTAATTCTTCTGTTTTCTTTTTTCTAGGCATCTTGAGATAACTCCTTACATTCAAACTTAACAACTATCTTGTTGTCATTAATGTAATTAGTATCCCATTCTTCTAGTTCTTTTAGATTTCTATATGTTTTTTGTGCGATTGCATAACCTGCATTAACGCAATCATAATGTGAATTAAACTGATAACCTGATATTGTGCTGTTTGGACATTGATTTGTGTTCATGCTACACATATACAGTATCAATAGGTATTTCATTATGGTTTAGTTGGAAACACAACAGCATTTATTTCTTCAACTGTTGTCAAACCTTCAGTTATATCTCTTAAATCTTGTCTGTAAGTTCTCATATCATCAGATAAAGTTTGATCTGATAAAGCATAGTGATCTGTTTCTTTTAAGAGATTATTTCTTTTGGATCTTAAATATTCCATAGCTAAACTAAATGGAGTATTGTTATTATTCCATTCAGCTTCTTCAGCTTTTCTTGCAGCAATTTCTGCTTCTGTCATTGGTATTTCAACACCATTTATTAAATTTACATATCTAGTCATTATGTTTTAATCCCATATAGTGAAATAGTGCCATAAATATTTCCTGATGACATTTGAAATTTCATACCATTAATTGTTTGTGTTGTATCAGAAGAAGAACTAAATGCTTCGTTATGTGTATATCCACTATTATTTTTGTAAATACATTGACCAGTAATTGCCATTCTAGTGTTTTCTCCAATACCATAACAAAATATCTGACCTTGAAAATATTCTGGATTATCATTTCTAATAGTTCCAGCTATTTGATAAAGTTTGTCGTTATTTGGTGCTGAAGCTGGATTAGTAGAAGTTGATCCATTGTATGTATGGTACATTGATTGTTGTCTAAAAGTACCACCACTATCACTTGCTCCACTTCTGGTTATCATATGAATTTTTACATCATTGGTTGCACCATAAACTCTTTGAAAATTAAACATATAACATTTGTAAGCATCATCAAAGACAACACCACTGGCATCATTATCAAAAATAATATTAGAAGCATCAGATGCAGTTTGAGAATATATTAAAACTAAAGATCCAGTAGTTAATCCCGGAGCAGATACCATTCCACTTGGTAGAGCTGTTATCGCTGAGATGGTATTGTTATTAGGTTTGATTATAGACATCTCAGAATCTCCTCATCTTTGTTAAACTTGTTTAACGAAGCAGATATTGTATTGTTATTTGGTT